CCAAGAAGCAAATGAAGGTTTGTTTCGTGCTAAAATGACTGTTCCTGCTGCCGCAAAGCATTGTGGTATGACGCAGAAAGAAATGAAACTCACTTTTAGAGAATATTTGAAGTATCATCCTATTGATTATGAAGTCTCTTAAAACCCCATTACGATACCCTGGCGGCAAGTCCCGTGCTTGCGTCAAGATGGACCCCTACTTTCCAGATCTCCGCAACTATGATGAGTTCCGCGAACCATTTCTTGGTGGTGGAAGTGTTGCAATTCATATCACCAAAAAATATCCCAGCCTAGATATTTGGGTGAATGATTTGTATGAACCTCTTGTAAATTTCTGGCAGCAACTCCAGATTTTTGGTCCCGATCTAAAAGATAAACTGGTAGATCTTAAATCAAAGCACAATAATCCAGCATCCGCAAAAGAACTTTTCCTCGCAAGTAAGGAGAAAATCAATGACCAAAGTTTGCCCAGTCTTGATCGTGCTGTGGCTTTCTATATTGTCAATAAGTGCTCTTTCAGTGGTCTCACAGAGAGCTCATCATTTTCGGAACAAGCCTCCAACGCCAACTTCTCAATGCGAGGGATTGAAAAACTGCCTGCGTATTCTAAACTGATTGAGCATTGGCGTATAACTAATTACTCATACGATTATCTGATGGATGGAAATAAAGGTGCTTTTATGTATCTCGATCCTCCTTATGACATTAAGGATAATCTCTATGGGCGTAAGGGAGCAATGCATAAAGGATTTGATCACGATAAGTTTGCTGCTGACTGCGACTCTAACGATATGGACCAGTTGGTAAGTTATAATTCTGACCAACTTGTAAAAGATAGATTCAAGAACTGGAACGCTGCCGAGTTTGATTTGACTTATACGATGCGTTCAGTTGGTGAATATATGCGTGAGCAAAAGAACAGAAAAGAATTGTTATTATTTAATTATGGAATTGAAGGACTGGTTAAACTCAATTAATTTCACAAAAGAAAATTTATTAAAGGAAAATCCAGATGTAATTAAAGAATATGCTCCTTATATTATCAATCGTTGTTTATCAGGTCATATTGATTGCATTTTGTTTGCGAATGAAATGAATCTTCATCATCACCTTGACAAAGACCTTCAATATTCTTTTTTCCTAAATACTTTGAGGAAAAAGAAGAGATTTTCTCCCTGGCTCCGAAAAGAAAAGGTCACAGACTTAGAATGTGTCAAAAAATATTATGGTTATAGTAATGAAAAAGCATCTCAAGCTCTGAAAATTCTTACAAAGGAACAACTCAACTTTATTAAACAACGACTTGACATTGGAGGATCAAAATGAGTACGGTAGAACCAACTGTAGAATGGTCTCAAGACAAAATGGTGGAAGTGGTTCTCAACGAACCTGATGATTTCCTCAAAGTCCGTGAAACCCTGACTCGCATCGGAGTGGCATCGCGGAAGGAAAAGAAACTCTATCAATCTTGCCACATTCTGCACAAGCAAGGTAGATATTTTATCGTCCACTTTAAGGAACTGTTTGCTCTGGATGGCAAGCACGCAAACCTGACTGTAAATGACGTTCAGCGCCGTAATCGTATTGCACGTCTTCTTGCTGATTGGGGACTGATTACGATTGTTAAAGAGGCATCGGTTGCTGATATTGCTCCTCTGAACCAAATCAAAGTTCTTGCCTATAAAGACAAAGGAGATTGGATTTTGGAACAGAAGTATAATATTGGTAAGAAGGGTAAAGCAGTAGAAGCAGAATAAATATACTTGAGACTTTCGTGCGGTCTCTACAAAAGTCGGAACACCCTAAAGAGAAGTTCGGTTTTTACCGTTCTTCTCTTTTTTGTTTCTATTATAATTAGTATTGGATGCCGTAAGGGTCCACACAACACAAACTCGCTTACAGAGGAGCTACTAAAATGACTAACCTAACAAGGTATACTGCTGCAGATTTGCCTGCGCTGATGGATAGGATTACTCGTAACAGTATCGGTCTTGATGAATACTTTGACCGTATTTTTAAACTTCACGAAACAACTTCTAACTATCCCCCATTTAATCTGGTTCAAGTCAGTAATGTAGAATCACGACTGGAACTTGCACTTGCAGGATTTAAAAAGAAAGAAGTCTTTGTTTATACACAAGATGGAAAACTTTTTGTAGAAGGTCAAAAAGAAGATAAAGAGACAGACACCAATTATCTTCATAAGGGTCTTGCTCAGCGTAGTTTTACAAGAGCCTGGACACTCTCTGATGATACTGAAGTGAGAGAAGTTTCTTTTGATGATGGTCTTTTGACTATTAAGTTGGGAAGAATCGTTCCTCAACATCATCAGAGAAAAGACTATCTCTAAATAAAAGAAAAAACTTATGAAAACCCTTAAACAGTTTTTTGAAGCCGTCATTCGTTATGAAATGGCACCAAAGAAAAAAGCATTAGCAAAGCGTTCTCCATCAAGTGCTGGTGGTAATGGTGATGCTGGCAACGGCGGCGATGGCGGCGGTGGAGACGGGGGAGAATAAATAAGTTTGAATATCGTCGGCGCACGGGGAGAACTGGCAAAATCCAGTTGACTCCCCCCTTTTTTTGCTCTATAATACTGGGAGGTATGAATAAACTATGACGGTTAAGATTTTAGTTTTGAAATCAGGTGAAGATGTCATTTCAGATGTTCAAGAAATGGTCTCGTCTGATAATAAAGTCATTGGATACTTTCTCACAAAACCTTGTGTTGTTAAGTTGAGAAATGTAAATCCACTAACCGATGATGAAACAAATTCAAAGTCGGAAAAGAAATCTGAACTTTCTGTCACGATGTATCCTTGGATGCCTCTGGCAAGAGAAAAATCAATTCCATTGTCTACTGAATGGGTTGTTACAATGATTACCCCAGTAGAAAAAATTCAAAATATGTATGTAGAGGACATTCTCAATGACGGACAAAAAACCGATCAAGTTGCTAGTTCTGATGACCAATCTGATCCTGGTCTCACAGATTGAGGAGTCTCCATCTGAACTTGGAGAACCAGATTGTAGATTAACCGAACCTTTTGTTTTGGGTGAGAATGATACTTTATCACCCTGGTTGGTTAATTGCACCAATCAAAATGTTTTTATGCTGTCATCAGATAAGATTCTGACTCTTACTGATCCAAAACCAACACTTCTTGAGAAATACGAAAACCTCATTAAATGAAATTCTATACTAATGTTCAATTGATTGGGAATCAATTTTTGATTCGTGGAGTAGAAAATGGTAAGCGATTTGAAACAAGAGATGAATTTTTTCCAACTCTCTTTGTAAAAACTAAAAAAGATTCCAAATACAGAACATTAAGTGGAGAAGCAGTAGAACCCATTCATCCTGGCACTGTGCGGGATTGCCGTGAGTTTTACAAAAAATATGATGAAGTGGATGGATTTGAGATTTATGGAAACGACCGATACATCTATCAATACATCTCAGAAAAATATCCAGAAGAAGAAATCAAGTTTGACATCAGTAAAATCAAACTTGTAACTTTGGATATTGAGGTTGCTTCTGAAGCAGGATTCCCTGATGTTGAATCTTGCTCTGAAGAAATTCTATCAATTTCAATTCAAGATTATACGACAAAGAAAATCATCACTTGGGGAGTCAAACCATTTAAACACAATCGGAGTGATTTGACCTATCATCATTGCCCAAGTGAGTATGAACTTCTGAATCATTTCATCAACTATTGGATGGTGGATGTTCCTGATGTGATTACGGGATGGAACATACAGTTGTATGATATTCCTTACATCTGCAAGAGATTGAATCGTGTTCTTGGCGAAAAACTAATGAAGCGATTTTCTAATTGGGGACTTGTGACGGAGGATGAAGTTTATATTAATGGGCGTAAGCACACCACATTTGATGTGGGTGGACTAACTCAACTTGACTATTTGGATTTGTATAAAAAATTTACTTATAAAGCACAAGAGTCATACCGTCTAGATTATATTGCCGAAGTGGAATTGGGTCAAAAGAAACTAGACCACTCTGAATTTGATACATTCAAAGACTTCTATACAAAAGGATGGCAGAAATTTATTGAATATAACATTATTGATGTAGAACTTGTTGACCGTTTGGAAGACAAGATGAAACTGATTGAGCTTGCTCTTACAATGGCATATGACGCAAAGGTTAATTATGCTGATGTATTCTATCAAGTTCGGATGTGGGATAATATCATTTACAATTATCTCAAGAAACGAGATATTGTGATTCCTCCTAAGAACAAGACCTCAAAGAATGAGAAGTATGCTGGTGCTTATGTCAAAGAACCGATTCCTGGCAAGTATGATTGGGTGGTGAGTTTTGACTTGAACTCACTGTATCCTCACTTGATTATGCAATATAATATCTCACCAGAAACTCTTTTGGATGAAAGGCACCCAACAGTTAATGTGGATAAGATTCTGAATCAAGAATTGACTTTTGAACTTCATAAAGATAAAGCAGTCTGTGCTAACGGGGCAATGTTCCGTAAAGATGTGCGTGGATTTCTTCCTGAACTGATGGAAAAAATCTATCAAGACCGCACCATCTACAAAAAGAAAATGCTTGCTGCAAAGCAAGCATATGAAAAGACAAAAAATAAGGAATTAATTAAAGAGATTGCTAGGTGCAACAACATCCAAATGGCAAGGAAGATTCAACTTAACTCCGCTTATGGTGCTATCGGCAATCAGTATTTCCGTTATTACAAACTAGCAAATGCTGAGGCAATCACCTTGTCTGGTCAGGTTTCTATTCGTTGGATTGAAACCAAGATGAATGCCTATCTAAACAAGATTCTCAAAACACAGGATGTTGATTATGTCATTGCTTCTGATACTGACTCCATTTATCTTAATATGGGTCCTTTGGTTGAAACTGTATACAAGGGAAGAGAGAAAACTACTGAGGGCGTTGTTTCGTTCCTTGATAAGATCTGTCAAGTGGAACTTGAAAAGTATATTGAAGGTTGCTACAAAGAATTGGCTGAGTATGTAAATGCTTATGACCAGAAGATGCAGATGAAGCGTGAGAACATTGCCGAGCGTGGAATCTGGACTGCTAAGAAGCGTTATATTCTCAATGTCTGGGATAGTGAAGGCGTTCGCTACGAAGAACCCAAACTTAAGATTATGGGTATTGAGGCAATCAAATCATCAACTCCTGCTCCCTGTCGTAAGATGATTAAGGATGGACTCAAGTTGATGATGAATGGAACTGAAGAAGATGTAATCGAATTCATTGACAAGTGCCGTGAAGATTTTAAAAAACTTCCACCAGAGGAAATTTCTTTTCCACGGTCAGCTTCTGATGTGCAAAAGTATCAATCATCATCAAACATTTATGCTCCCAAGACTCCAATTCATATTCGTGGAGCACTTTTGTATAATCATTATGTAAAACAGAATAAACTCACGAATAAATATTCACTTATTCAGAATGGTGAGAAAATTAAATTCTGCTACTTGAAAAAACCAAATAGTATTCACGAGAATGTGATTTCTTTTATTCAAGACTTTCCTAAAGAATTGAATCTTGACAAATACATTGACTATGAATTACAATTTGAGAAAAGTTTTGTAGAACCACTCAAAGCAATTCTTGATGCAATTGGGTGGAATGTAGAAAAAACTGTAAACCTTGAACTCTTTTTTTCCTAATGGATTTGCCTATTAATGACGAAGAACTGAATACAATTATTAATGCAATGGCTCTGGGAGGAGACACAGCATTATTCCAAAAATTAAAACTAGTAAAAGAACTTAAAGACCAAGGTTTACCCTATAAAAAAATACTTCGTGAAGATTACGGGATGGTGGCGTGATGGACTTTCTGAAAGAAATTGTAAAAGAAATTGGTGATGACTACACAAAATTAGCATCAGACATAGACGAGACAGAGACTTATGTTGACACAGGTTCATACATTTTTAATGCACTGGTGTCAGGTAGTATATTTGGCGGTGTATCTGGGAATAAGATTACTGCTATTGCTGGAGAGTCTTCTACTGGAAAAACTTTCTTCTCTCTCGCTGTGGTTAAGAATTTTCTTGATACTCACCCCGATGGTTATTGTCTCTACTTTGATACTGAAGCCGCTATTACCAAATCTCTATTAGAATCTCGTGGAATTGATACTTCTCGTC